TGCTACCATTCGGACTTCCATACCGCTACCTTCGCGGGACAATTTTTCCATTATGGCTTTGTGATGGGCATTCCTATTGTAAATATTGTATGCGCGTTTTTCCTTGCCTTTGCCAACGTAAAAACACTCGTCACGGTCAAGACGCCAATGCTCATAAACGTAAAAGTTTTTCATCGAAAATACCCGCCCAACATCGGACTGATAAACATACCTACGTTTTCCACATCTTGATTTGATGCAATCATATAGCTTTCGTCAGCTTGAGCCTTGAGCGCAACGGACATTTGCGGGTTCCAAATTCTTGAAAGACGATATGCCAGTCCGTCGGCAAAGCATTCCAACCATCTGTATGGAATTTCTACATTTTCGTTATTTCTGAGGTTTGAGTCCTGAATCTGGCGGACACGGTAATACTTCAGGATCGTGGCCGACGCGCCGTCTGGCACGGGCCACAGGGTGATAGTGGGTGAGATCAGGCGGTCATACCAGAACGATGTGGGGAAGCCCTGCTGGGCCTTGTTTGGGTAGGACGCATACTCGGTGCGGCTGATCGGCATGATCACGCGGTCAATGCCCTGATCGGTCGTGGTGTAGGCATCAAGGATCATCACCGTGTTGCCCTCAACGGCGTAGGTGGACTGCCCTTCAATCAGGGGAGTGGTGACCAGATCGACGGCCCATAAATTGACCCCCTGGTTCGCCCAGCGCGACAGCATCATGTTTGTTGCCATGCGGGCGCTGTCCATATGCTCTTGCAACAGTGAAGTCGGGCGGATGCCCAAATTCATGTATGCGTAGAGGACAATCTCGCCCAGCCCCGGGTTAAATGCGTATGTGCCGCTGGTGGTCATCTGATCAACACTTCCATGCTTTTAGGGACAGCGCCTTGCGGGTCGGCTTTCCACTCTCGTCTTTCATGGGGCCTTCCATTCCAGACATCCTGGCACAGAACGACTTCTTGCGGGCGGCATCTTTATCGGTCTTTGGCGATGGCGCTGGCGGCTTCAGGTTCATACCCTGAGCCTTGGCCGACGCCCGACCTTTGGCATTGAGTCCGCCCGCTGGATTTTTTCCTTCAGCCCTTTGCCATGCGGGTGACTTTGCCATTACCGAACTCCAGCTTGGACGATGTATGCGGTAACTGTGCCAGAACCCGACGTGACGTTGATAGAAAGCGCGTGATGCGGAACGGTGATGGAGCCGTTGATGGACGCGGTCTTTGCGGAAAAGCCCGCGTCAACAGCCCACACGGTGGGGGCCGCAAGCATTGGATCATCCATCGAAATTTCAATGTTGAATGTCGCCGTCCCAGTCACAACGATAACCAAGCCGACGTTGAATGGGTTTTGGAAACTGTCCGACGCGATAACCGCGCTCCGTCCAGTGCCAGTCTTAGCGAGAGTGATCGGGGTCATCATGTTCTCCTGTGGTGGAGAGGGGCCGTGAGGCCCCCCGTGTTACTTCGCCTTGGCAGCGGCTGCCGACATCAATGGCATACCATAGACTGGCTGGCCACCGATAACTGTGCGGCTGCCGCTGGTGGTATGCGGCGTGAAGTCCTCGGTCACTGATGGCTTGCCAGCATCAATCGACTTGTCGATGGTCATTGAGGGCTTCTTGTTCCCAACGCGGATGCCATTTTCCATTATGCGAGATCGTGCGCTTGGATGTAACGGACGGTGATCGTGCCAACGCCTGTTCCCGTGTTTGCCGACAGCACCCAGATACGGGTATCCGTGGTTCCGTTGTCGTCCCACGCGCCAGTCCGAGTCGCATCAGTGCCTGGGTTTAGCGCAACGAGGCCCACAGGCATGGAGGTCAGCGCCACCAGTTCGGTCGCGGTTGCCGATGTGCCGACGCTCAGAGTCGTCGCAGCGCCGCTCCACGCGGCGGTATTCAGCATCTGAATGTTCATAATGTGGCTGTTCGCGGGCAGAACGATTGGGGTGGCCAATGCGGTTGCCGTGCCAGCTTGGGTGATCGGGAAGGTTTGCACCATGACAACCGAGCCGACGTTCTTGACGTTTTGGCCCAAGGTGGTCCCAGAAGTTTGAAGAATGTTGCCAGCGCGAACTGGTCCCGTGAAGGTAGTCTTGCCCATATCAGGCTCCTTTTGCACAATGCGCCGCGCTGTCTGTGCAAGGTCCGCTGGGCGCGGTCAGGGCGGCAATGAAACCCAGAAGAGAAGAAGGGGGCCGAAGCCCCCTTAGACTTTGGCTTAGGTTGGGAACGAGCCGTAGATCGAGCGCCAGTTGTAGTATCCGAAAGAATACCGCTCATAGCCTTTCACCAGCAAGTTGTCCGTAACAAAGTCCACCTGCATATCGGTTTCAAACTTCACCCGCTCCATGTAGGACAGGCCGTCAATGTTGGTCAGCAAGAACCATGCCCCAGTCGAGGTCAGGTAATCGTTGACCATGTAACCTTCAGGCAAGCCGCCCGAAGTGGACATGATGGCGTTGACATCATTGTCTGCGGTGCCTGGGCGCAATTCGGTCTTCGTCAGACGAATGGCGATTGGCTCCAACTGTGGCGGAACAACCAGCTTGCGGCCACGAGCAAAGACCTTCAGGCCAGCCTGATCGCGGAAGTTGGTCCGAATCGAGATCATGCCGTTCAGCAGGGTGGCCTCGTTCAGTTCCACATCGGTCGTTGGACGGTTCGCAACCGTGCCACCGTCGATTGGGTGGTTGGTGGCGATCAGTGCAACGCCGTCACCGCCGATGGACCCGTTATAGGTCGTGGCAGTGTTCAGGACGTTTGCGCCGTAGATTTCCTTGGTCTGCTGGAACGACTCCACCAAGCCCAAGTTCGAGGGTGCAAACTGCGTTTTGTACAGGTTGTCGTCAATGGCTTTGCGGGTGATCGCATAGCCCAAGCCGATTTCCGTATGCTCTTGGTTGTAGATGAACCGCTCGCCAGCCGCGTTGTCGAAGGAGGTTTGGCCACCCTCGGTCTTCAACTGTGCGTAACCCAAGAAGCGCATTTCTGCGGTGCGCTCAAGCGCCATCTTGGAATTGTGCTTCGTGAAGATTTTGTCGTACTGCGACGGAATCTGCTCGTATTTGCCTTCAATACCACGCAAGCCTGGCAACAGAAGGTCTTTGATTGCTGATAGATTAACAGCCATTTCTTATCCCCTTACACGCCAGTCAATTGCTTGGTAGCAACCGAGTTGAAGGCAACGATTGCCCGATTGTACGCACCAGCTTCAGTGCCTGGCGAACCAGGAGGAGTGGTGAGCAGCGAAACGACGCGGAAAGGCAGCGTCGAGGTGGTCGCAATGGTCGCGCCGAGGAACGAGCCAGAGATACCAGTCGAAGTATTGCCCACGCCAGTGTTGTAGCTGATGTTTGCGTTGATCGCAGCCTGAGTCAGGCCAGTCGAATCCGACTGAACAACAAACTTGGCATTTGGATCGTTGATGATGTAACCCAGAACGGTGTTACCCGACGCCACATCAGAGCCAGGCCAGTAGTTCGACCAGACGGTGCGCTTTTGCGAAACCGACAGGTACTTGCAGCCTTGGAAGATGCCAGCAACCGTGCCAGTGACTTCGGTCGATGCGGCTGCACCAACGGTCACATAGCCGTTTGCATCGTTGATTACGGGGTCGCCGTAATAGATTGCGGAAGCGTTATACACGATGTCAACCGCGACCTGTTCATAGGTCGGGGCAGAACCCGTGCCGCTGTATTGCCGAAAGCCGAAGGGCGTGTTGGAATTCGCCATGCGGAAATCTCCTTTACAGGAGGTCTATTTCGCGCACCGAGGCGATTTAGGACCAAGGGATGATGGGCCTCCCCGCCGAGGGGATGGATGCGGTGATATTACGGGTATTTTATTTGAAAGTAAAGGCTGGAAAGAAAAAGGGCGCTAGATGCGAAAATGGGAGGCGAAAACCCCCCACTTTCTTTTTGTTCAAACCCAGAAAGGAGCGCAACATCACTTACGCAAGTCAACGGATACATTTATTTTGTGGTTCTGTCAACATCTTCACCACTGAAAAACACAGAGACGTGCGGTTCCAGTTTTTCCCACGCCTCCTGAATGGCGGGCGTCCCCTCGGCCCTGATGGCTTTGCGGAGACGCCCGATGTAGTTGTAAATAGTAATCGCTTTGATCACTCAGGGATAGGCATGGCTTCATACCCCTTCTTGATCTTTGTCAGATCGTTGCCGTTGTTGTCGCGGCCAAACTCGCCTGGCTTAGACGCTGAAAGCTGTTCTTCCTTGGCGCGGACTTGCAGGCGGGCGCGGCGCTTCTCGGCGTTGCGGGCTTCTTCGGTGATGGTCAGCGGACGCTCCATCAATACCATGCCCTTGCGGGTGATCATGGCGTCCTTGTAGCCCAACGGCATCATTTCTGGATGACGTGACGCGGGAACCATTTCCCAGCCTTTGCGCTGCAACGCAACTTGGTGCGCGGGGTCTTCAGCGCCAAGGACGGTGCGGGTCTTCCACTCGTAGGACCAGCCGTCGGGGATTATCCCCGGCTCCACAAAGAATTCATCCAGACCGTCGTCTGTGTCCGAGTGGCCACGAAGTTCAGCGGCCCGCCGCTCGGCGCGCTCCCGTGGGGTTTCCTCGGCGGTCATTGGAGTTCTGACGCTGGGGCGGAGTTTCTTTTCAATTGGCTTAAAGTCATCATTTTCCATCATTTCATTTTACCCTCTTTGATCAAGTCGATTTTGTTTTTGGCGTATGCCTCTGGGGTCATCCCCATGTCGGATGCCGCTTCACGTTCAGCCGCCGTCAGCCTGACTGTGTTCTTGCTGTTAGAACCCGTGCCACGGCTCACTGGGGCAGCCGCTGGGGCGGCGTCACGGCGCTGGGTTACCTTGGCCGCATACTGGTCTCCAGTGTCTGCGCTGGGGGCGGCCTTGGACACTCCAAGTTTGCTCTCGATGGCCGCGAAGTATGCGGGCGTGTCGGGAGCAATACCATCATCAACCGCGTCTTCATGCGCCCGAATCATCTTGCGGTTCAGGCGAGGGTCGGTAACAAACTGCGGGTTGTTGCGGACCCAGTTGGCCGAGATCGGCGTCAGGCGGGATGCAAAGGCCTCCACGGGGTCGGCGGGTGTATACTGGGGTTCGGGGGTCTTCGGCTTGGAGTTCATCGCCTCAAGGCCATTGCGAAGCTGGAGCAATTGCGCCGACTTCTCGCCCATCAACTGTTGGATTTCAGCCGCGCCCGCGAAGTCCTGATTCTGCATGGCAATCTGGTAATTGCTTTTCAGAATTTCAGTATCCCGCGTGACACTTTCAATAGCGCTGGACACCAACTGGATTTCGGTGTCGTCCTTTTCGCTGCTGGCATGGTGCGCCCGCTTTTCGGCGGCAATGCGAGCCTGACGCTCAACGTCGATCTGGCGCTTCAATTCAGAGATTGACTCTTGAATGTCGGGGACTTGGATTTCCTCGGCCTCGGCAGCTTCATCATCAACAATGATTTCGATTTCTTCATCCATGTCGTTCACCTTCAATAAACGGAATCAGGGTGTGGGGCGCGACCTTTGATGCTGATGTCGTCAAAGATTCGGCACAAGACGCCATTTACGGTGATTGACCAGCCATCAGATGGGCGGAAGATCAGCCATTCGTGGTCTTGGAACGTCATTCCCGTGAACCAGTTGCCATCCTGCTCGAAGGCGAGGGGGCCGCGCTTGATCAGAAGCCCGACTTTGGACTGATAGCGGTCTTCATCAAGGTGGTCAGCGGTCAGGATCAAGCCAGATTTGGTCTTTTCTGGCCGTAAATAGACAGCAAGCAGGACTTGATTGTGAAACAATTCGATTTCCGAAATGTCCCCAATCTGTTCAAGCAGGGCTTCCTTGGGGTCTTTTTCGTGGCTCATGGGCATATGGGGCATTGGTAATCCTTACATGGTCTTGTTAATGTTTGTGGAAACCTCGTCGCAAAGCGAGATCACCTCATTGAACGCGGAAATTTTTCCGACGGATTCACGATATTCTTCAATGGTCTTTATGGCAAGTCCGCCAGCCATGTTGCCGATGATCTCGGCACGACGCTCGATGATAAGTTTGAGGAGTTCCCGCTCAAAGGCGGTGCTGACAGTCGTGATCATGGATAATCCTAATGTTCATGGGGTGGGGGCCAGTTTTTGTCTGGCCCCCGTAAGCCGAAGGGAGGGGTCGGCTTATTTCTTTAGGTCTTTGTTCATCGTCTCGCCATAGGCGTCAACCTTCTGCAAGCGGGCCTTGCCACCACCAGCGCCGCCGGTGATCGGGTATGCCACGCGGCCACCAGCCTTGCGGCCCATCATGGGCGGGCCACCTGCGGGGGGCATAGGGCCAGCGCCAGCCGCACCAGCCAGAGCCTGCTCAAGCCCAGGAGGCAGAGACATGCGGGCGGTTGGTGGAGCGGATGGCATGGGGGACTGCATGGGCGACGGCATAGGCGATGGCATTGGTGGCCGCATCATTGGGGGTGGCATCATCGGCCCGCCGACTGGTGGCATAGCGCCAGGCTTCTCGGCGTTGTGCGGGAAGATGTTGATGCTGATATTGCTCTTTCCGACCTTGCCACCCGTGGCGCGCGACGTGCGGGCTGCGTCTTCGAAGGCCTTGGCGGTTGGCGCACCCTTTTCGCCAGCTTCACGCATTCTCTCGCCACGCTTGCGCTTGGCATTGATGTTGGCATACAGACCGCCGCCATGCTTCATGGCCGATCCACCGCAGGCTTTGCAGTCACAACCCTTTTCTTGGGCTTCTTCGGCCTTGCCGCCTTTTTTATAGCCACGCGCCATTGGCATCATTGGGTCTTGCATACCCATACCCATGCTGCCGCCGCCCATTTTTGCGGTACGACCGCCCGACTTCAAGCCCTTCATGGATTCCTGCATGTCGTGCTTATCGTCGGCCTTGGATGCTTCCCATTCTTTCATGGAAATGCCGCGCTTGGCAGCCAGCTTCTTGTCCTGCATCTGGTCTTTGGCTGAACCTTCAAACTTTTCAGCCTTGCCGCCGCGCTTGTATACGCCAGACATCGTCTTGTCTTCCATGTCTGGGCGAGTCTTTGGCCGTGGGGAAGTCCGTGGGGCCATTTGAGAGCGGTAATTGTCTGGCTGCTCGGTGAGATCAGCAAAACCCTTCATCATTTCGGCTGTGATCGGCTGGCCGTATTGATTCAATACAACTTCCTCGTCGGTGCCACCATTTGCGCGTTTCATGCGGCCACCTTTGGCAAACCCGCCGACGTGCTTGATGCCTTCGCGCTCTTCGTTGGCGTCCTTGACGTTGCGATTGACCAGAGCATCAGCGTAGGCCTTGCCACCGGACTGGCGGGGCTTGCGGCCTGCGTGGCTCATGGATTCAGCGCCCTCGACCTTGCCGCCGACCTTGAATGCGCGGCGAGAGACTGGGCGAGCGCCCGTCTTTACGTCTGCGTTCAATGGCTCGGATGGGGTCCAAGTCGAAGCATCAACTTTTTCGGAAGTGGCTCCAGAGAGGCGCTTGGCCTTCTCCTTCATCGCCTCGCGTAGGCTTTTGGCGTCCATTTTTACAATCCTCTGAGGTTACACGGCGTCCCGTTTGTGTTTTGCATTGTATACCGAAGTCAGGGACAATGCACGATCAATGTTGCTTTTGGCAGAACCGCCACTCTTTAGGCCATACTTTTTCTGGCGTTCAAGGCCGCGACCAATGCTTTCAATCATTCTCTCGTTGATTGGTTGCAGGTTCTTTTGCTCTTCAAAGAACTTTCGAGCAGTTGATCTTCCCGCTGGCTGATCGGAAAATGGGTGAACGATAAGGTTTTTTTCGACAAACTTTGGATTGCCAGTGATGGAATCCATGACATCTGGCATTGCATATTGTCGCTGAACATTTGGCACATCGGCTAG